AATACATGGAATACAAAACTTGTTGATGACTATGTTTGGAAAGATGTTTATAAACTTATGAATGACTATAAATCATTTTTAAAGTTTGACATCAATAGTTTTAAATTAATATTAAAAGGATTAATGGTGTGATATGAGTAAAGCAATAATTTATGGAAATGGTGAATCTCGAAAATCTTGGGATGTAACTAAAGAGTATAAAGGATTTACTACATGGGGTTGTAATGCAGCTTACAGAGATTGTAAACTTGATAATCTAGTTGCCATAGATTATGGAATACAACAAGAGATATACAAGTCTGGATATACATCTAAGAACAATTGTTGGTTTGCAGATTGGAGTATACTAGAACAATTTCATCCAGAGTTTCTAATGATGAATTATCCACGAGAACTAGTTTTTCAAACTGATAATCCAAACAATAGTGATATTTGTGTTGTACAAGGAAAAGAAGCAATAGATGCAGAGAGAAACTATCAAGAGATGATAAAGAACTTTCCATACCTTGACAAAGAAGATGTGAAAAGAAAATGTTACAAGAATGTAGGTCTATATGTTACATGGTTACAAGAGAATGATAAGATTAAAAATATAAACTATCCTAAAGAATGGTGTGCTGGAGCAACTGCAATGTATTTGGCATGTCAAGAAGGTGTAAGTGATGTTTACATGTTAGGATTTGATTTAAGTAGTTATGATGAACCTTTGAATAACATCTATAAGGGAACAGATAACTATCTACCAGAAGAATCAAAAGGATTTAATGTAGATAATTGGTTAGTACAATTAATTGAAATATTTAAGAACTTTCCAGATACTCAGTTTCATTGGGTAGATGACCACAATAACGAGAACAAATTACAGATAAAAAATGTTAAAGGAATTAATTATAAAACACTTGACAAAGTATGTCAGGGCCTAGTATAATGACCAGAATAACTATTATAAATAGTTGTGTAGTAAAGATATACAAATTAACATACGACAACAATACGAAAGGAGATAAAAGATGTCTTTAGATAGTCTAAAAAGTAGTGGTTCGCTTAATAAGTTGCTTGATGCAGCTAAAGGTGAAACCAAACCTCAAGAGAAAAAATCATATGTAGATGAAAGACTGTGGAAACCAGAACTAGATAAATCTGGTAATGGTTATGCAGTACTTCGTTTCTTACCAGCAGTTCAAGGTGAAGACTTGCCATGGGCGAAAGTTTGGAATCATGCATTTCAAGGCCCAACAGGTCAATGGTATATAGAAAACTCTCTTACAACTCTTAATCAGAAAGACCCTGTATCAGAACACAATACAGCATTGTGGAATACAGGTTTAGAATCTGACAAAGAGATTGCTCGTAAACAAAAAAGAAAGTTACAGTATTTCTCTAATGTTTATGTAGTAAGTGATACTAAACACCCAGAAAATGAAGGTAAAGTATTTCTGTTCAGATATGGTAAGAAGATATTTGACAAAATTACTGCTGCTATGTCACCTGAGTTTGAAGATGAAAAAGCAATCAACCCATTTGATTTTTGGGAAGGTGCAAACTTTAAACTTAAAATCAGAAAAGTAGATGGTTATTGGAACTATGATAAATCAGAGTTTGAAGATACATCAAAACTTTTTGAAGATGACGAAGCAGTAGATAAAGTTTGGAAAGGACAATACTCTCTTACAGAGTTTACTGCTCCAACAAACTTTAAGTCTTATGACGAGTTAAGAACAAGACTTGATGCAGTTCTTTCTGGAACTGTGAAAGTTGGTAATGTAGCTGATACAATGGATGATGCACCTATCGCATCACCTAAAATTGATGCACCAAAACCTACAACTACAAAAGTGGAAACACCTGTAGTTGATGAAGATGATACATTAGCATACTTTGAAAAACTCGCTGAGTAACCTATTGAGTACCCCTGTAAAAAGGGGTACTTTTCTATTATATTCCTTATAAATAACACATGGCAAGAAGTAAATATATAGATAGTGTGTTAAAAGCAGCAGGGAATAAACCCCAATCTGTCGCATGGTTTCGTAACAAAATTAAAGAATTTGGTACACCAAAGTCTATGGACTTGATTCGTGATGGAAAAAGAACATCAATACCTACTTTTGGTCTACTAAATATGTTTGTATATGACCCTAAACTAAAGGATAAGTTGCCATACTATGACACATTTCCTTTGGTATTACCTATTGAAAAATATAACAATGGGTTCTTAGGAATTAATTTACACTATTTGTCTATACCTATGAGAATTAGATTACTAGATAGATTAACAGAAACTGCTAATAATAAAAAGTTTGATGAATCTACAAGGTTAAATGCAGATTATAGTAAATTAAAAAATGTAAATTTAATTAAACCTTGTTTAAAAAGATATTTAGCAGGACAGGTTAAGTCTAAGTTTAGAAAAGTAGGAGCAGATGAATTCATAATTGCAACCTTATTACCTGTGCAGAAATTTAAGAAACAATCTGACAAACATGTATTTGGAAAATCAAGAGGAATGGTTTAATGGCACTTAACAAAAGTTTAACAGGAGCTGCATTTGGAATACTAAATGAATTTTTAAGTATTCTTCATGATGATGGATATGCAAGACCTAGTAGATTTGAAGTGGTAATAAAACCACCTAAAAGAATTGCTGGAACTGCTGCCGCCGCTCAGATGAATAATCCTGCTCCATTTCAATTAGACGAATTTGCTGGAGATGGTACAACAAGACATGTTTCTATGAAATGTAGTACGATTACTATGCCAGGCAGAACATTTACAACTGTAGAACAAGACCATTATGGTCCAAACAGACAAGTGGTTAATAGTGCTCCTAATTTTGGAGACATTACAGCAAAATTTCAAATGGTAGGAACTAATGGAAATGATATTAAATATTTTCATGCATGGCAAGATATGGCAGTTAATGCTTTTGATTTTACAGTTGGATATTATGATGATTATGTTGGAGAAATAGATATATATTTACTAGATGAAAAAGACCAAAGAAAGTTTGGATTAAGACTTGAAGAAGCATTTCCTAAAGTAATTGGTGATGTATCACTAAGTATGGATGCAGCAGCTTCAATAGTAGATTTAGATGTTACTTTCATGTACAGAAAATGGCAACCACTAGAAGGAAATAGTAATATACCAAAAAGAATTACACAAGGATTGTTTGACTTGTTAGGCAATACAGTAGAAAGAAAATTACTTTCTAGAATGCCTAAGATTTTAAAATTATAAATTAGAGGATGAAAAATTATGGCACTACCAAAGTTAGATACACCTATTCATAGTATGACACTTCCCTCAACAGGTGAAGAAATAAAATACAGACCATTTTTAGTTAAAGAACAAAAGTTAATGCTTATGACACAAGATTCTAAAGATACTGACGAAACATATAATAATTTAAAAGCGATTATTGATGCTTGTACTTTTAGTAAACTTGATATAGAAAACTCACCTATATTTGATGTTGAATATATGTTTTTGAAAGTAAGGTCTAAATCAGTTGGTTCTAAAGCAAATATAAATGTGATTTGTCCAGATGATGAAAAAACCTCACAAATGGTTGAAGTTGATTTGGATGAAATTGATGTTCAAGTAGATGAAGAACATACAAATAAAATTTCAATTTCAGACAAAATTACAGTTGTCATGGGATACCCTAAACTAAAAGATACTACAATTATAAAAGAAAATGATGCAAATTCTATGGTAGATATGATTATTAATTGTATTGTAGAAATACATCATGAAGAAATTATTCATGTTAACGCAGATATGAATTATAAAGAAAAAAGAGAATTTTTAGAGTCTTTTAATATGGAACAGTTTACAAAATTAACTAAATTTTTTGACACAATGCCAAAAATAAGACATTATGTAAAGGTAAAAAACCCTAATACAGATGTAGAAAGTGAAATTCTGATAGAGGGTTTACAAAGTTTTTTAGAATAGGGCTCTCACATGAGAGCCTAACTAATTACTATCAATTGAATTTTGCACTTATGCAACATCATAAATACTCATTAAC